ACCGTCGTGTTAAAGTAACTAACTTGATGTAATCCATCGAGTTGGCACTAAGCCGACATAGAAGCGGTACTTTAGAGGGATCTTCGGATCCCTCTTTTTTATTCCTAAATAATAGTATGACACTTATCCAGAAGAGACAAAATGGCTAGTACAATTACATGTCCTGTTCCAACTAACATAAATCCATTATCACCTAATGGATTCCTGTTTAACATTCAGAAATTACCGAAAATTTCTTTTTTCTGTCAGTCTGTTAATCTTCCTGGAATTACTTTGGGTGCACCTGAGTTTGGTAATCCATTTAATATTGCTCCAATTCCTGGTGAAACATTAACATATGATCAACTTACAGTGCAGTTTCTAGTTGATGAAAATATGGAAAATTATCAGTCAATCTACAATTGGATTGTTGCTCTTGGTTTCCCAGAATCATATGATCAGTATATAACATTCACAGGTAATGACACTGCTAATTATAGCGAGTTAGCAAAAAATTATTCTGATGCTACATTACAGATCTTAACAGCCAACAATGCTACTGCAAAGACAGTGCAATTTATTGATCTATTTCCTATTGGTATTGACTCTCTGCAATTTGCAGGAACAAATAATGATGTCCAATATCTAATTGGAAATGCAACTTTCCGATACGCACTTTACAAATTCTTGTAAGACAAATTTGATTTTTTGTAATAACTGCGGTATAATAGCAGTTATATAAATGTGAGGTTATTATGAATATTGAACAATTGCAAGAAGAGTGGGACAAAGATTGTCAGATCGATGACAATTATCTCGGTGAAAATTCCACAGCAACTCCCAAACTACATGCAAAGTATTTAAAGATACTTGTGCAGGTTAAACTCAAGCACACCAAACTCTCATCAGATTACAACCTAACTCGTAAGAATAAGTTTCGCTACTATCGTGGCGAACTTTCTCGTGATGAGTTACAAGATCTGCAGTGGGATCAATGGCAAGGTGTCAAACCAATCAAGAATGAAATGGATGAATTCCTAAAAGGTGATGCCGAACTCAACACTATGGATATCAAAATCAAATATCTTGAAACGATGATTTATTTTCTTGAATCAGTTCTTCAACAAATTAAAGCCAGAGACTGGCAGATTAAAACTGCAGTTGAATGGAAGAAATTCTTGGCAGGAATGTAATGGTAACTATTGAGAAGTTAGATGAAGTCTACATGCGTGTGTTTTCTGATGCTAGTATTGAACAGGAACTAACAGACTTCTTTACCTATGAATATCCAGGTGCAAGATTTACACCACAATATCGTGCCAGACTATGGGATGGTAAAGTTCGTTTATATGACCAAGTAAGAAAAACTCTTTACATTGGTTTGATTGAATATGTTCAGCAGTTCTGCGAACGAAATGATTATTCAATTACATACAAAACAGATATCTCTACATCCAATGGTATAACGCACGAACAGATTGAAGATTATGCTAAATCATTACAGCCAATGGGTCACGGCAAACCTATTGAGATTCGTGACTATCAAGTCGAAGCAGTAAAGACTGCACTTGATAGAGAGCGAACACTTCTACTATCTCCAACCGCATCAGGTAAATCATTTATCATTTATACAACGATGCGTTGGCATTTAAAAAATAATCGTAAATGTATCATTATAGTTCCAACAACATCTCTGGTTGAACAGTTGTATACGGACTTTGAAGATTATTCTTCTGCCAATGGTTGGGAAACAAAACAACATTGCCAAAAATTGTATAGTGGATTCACTAAAGAATTCACTAAAGATGTTTTAATTACAACATGGCAATCAGTTTATCTACAACCAAAGTCTTGGTTCAAACAATTCGATGTTATCTTTGGTGATGAAGCACATCAATTCAAAGCAAAGTCTTTAACGACTGTTATGGAAAAGATGGATTCAATTCGTTATAGAGTTGGAACCACTGGTACTATCGATAACAAGAAAGTTCATCGTTTGGTATTGGAAGGGATCTTTGGTCCAATCCATAGGGTAACTACTACCAAAGCATTGATGGATTCTAATAAACTCGCAACACTAAATATTATGTGTCTTATTTTGAAATACTCAGAAGAGATTCGTAAGGAAAGAAAGAACAATACGTATCAAGAGGAAATTGATTGGCTTGTAGGTTGTGAACAAAGAAATAAATTTATTCGTAATCTGGCAATCAATTCGACAGGAAACACGCTTGTTCTATTTCAGTATGTTGAAAAACATGGAAAGATTCTCTACGAGTTAATTAAGAATAAAGCACATGATACTAGAAAGGTATTTTTTGTATATGGTGGGACAGAAGTCACCGATCGTGAAGCAATTCGTCACATTACAGAAGACGAAAGTGATGCTATTATTATTGCTAGTTTTGGTACATTCTCAACTGGGATCAATATACCGTCTATCGAGAATGTCGTTTTCGCATCGCCAAGTAAATCCAAGATTCGTAATCTGCAAAGTATTGGTCGTGGATTAAGATTAAAAGATGGCAAAACATCCTGTAATTTATTTGATATAGCGGATGACCTTCATTGGAAGTCTTGGAAAAACCATACTCTAAATCATGCAGCAGAAAGGTATAAAACCTATGCTGAAGAGGAATTTAAAACTAAAATAGTAGAGGTGGACTTATGTTAGATGGCACAGAGTTGTATGTTATATTGAAATTAACATCTGGTGAACAGATGATGGCTGTCTTGCGTGAAGAAGATGATGATGCAATTCTACTTGAAACTCCAATGTGCATTCGCACCATTCCAGTCTTAGAAGCAAATCGTGAGCACATCACTGCATCTCCGCTTTGCCAATTCTCCGATGATAGAGTCTTTGTAATACATAAAAAAGATATAGTCTTTTGTAAGAAACTTCATCATCTTTTTATTCCTCACTATCGTCGTATTGTTGCAGAGCATGAGAAAGTATCTTTCATGTCAAAAGAGGGTACAAAGGAAACCAAAGAAGAACTTACTTGGGAAGATGAACCTCTTACGGTAGAAGAAGTCAGAAAGAGAATCAATATGCTACAAGAGATTGTCGGTGGTGAACCGATAGAGAAAGAGGAAGAAAGAACTTATATTCAAGGAAACGATACAGTACACTAATCTCTTTATCAACCCTAACACAGTGATTATGCCCCAAGACAAATATAAAAGCAAATCTAAATTGTAACAATAAAAAAGATTTGTCTTTTCAATAACTTTGATGTATACTTACGGTATATTAATTATGAAAGAACTCCCATGCTATGGCTCAATACGTAAACAACGCTGATTTTCTTGCAGCTATCTCAGAGTATCGACTGAAAGTTCAACACGCTAAAGAAAACAATTTACCGAAACCACAAATTAGTAATTATATCGGTGAGTGTATTCTAAAAATAGCAACCCATCTTTCTTATAAACCAAATTTTATAAACTACTCGTATCGTGATGATATGATTAGCGATGGTATTGAAAATTGCATTCAGTATATTGATAACTTCGATCCCTCAAAATCTAACAATCCATTTGCTTATTTCACCCAAATTATATGGTATGCTTTTCTTCGCAGGATTGCCAAAGAAAAGAAGCAGAGTTATATTAAAGGTAAGTTGATTCAAGATATGCCATTTGAGATGTTTGAAGTCCAAGAGGGTGATGATAAAGATTATCATAATGCATATATGGATTTTATGCAACAGAATCATACTTTCGATGATACATTTATAGAACGCAAAAAAGCGAAGAAAAAGAAACAAACGAATTTAGATGACTTTATAGGTGAAGATGATGACAGTGAGCAGATCGATAAGAGACTTGATTCGTGACTTGGGTGATGGTACTGTTGGATTTCAACCAGCACTAGCAAGAGCAAGTCGAAGATCTAAAGTAAGAGCAAAAAAGCGTACTGAAAGATTTCTTAGAAAATTTACATGGGATGCCACTGATGGGCAGTTTAATTTGAAAGATATTATGGAAGATAATAAAATATTTTTGGGTGTTTCTGATTTTGATGATTTAATCACATCTCAGATTATGGAACGTCGTGTGCTTGCCAACAACTCCACTGTTCAACGAGAGACAACTGTTCTCGCAAATCGTGACACATGGAAAACCTGGGCAGAAGCAAACTTTAAAGATTTTCTTTTTGTTCAAACAAATTCTTCTAATGGATTTATTATTGAAGAAGAAACAAATAACTTTATCAAGTTCGATGTAAACAGCAACTCAACAACTGTTCGTGCATTCGGTGATACTGATTTTGCTGATGATGTTATCGAAATCGTTGAAGAAAACTTCTCTGTTGTAACTTCATACATTGAATGGATTTATGGTGGTGATGGCAACTCTGTAAATGTTCCATTAAATCGTGATCGTCTTCCTGTCGAAGAAATGTACCCATTTCTTAAAGACGAGTCACTAGAATCTTATTACGATCGTTACATGGAATCTTCTGCAAACATTCTCCTACTAATTGGACCTCCAGGAACTGGCAAGACTACATTCATTCGTGGTTTGCTTGCACATCGCAATTGCTCAGCAATCGTTACATATGATGCAGCAATTCTTGAGAAGGATGCTTTCTTTGCTCGCTTTATCGAAGATGATGCAGAAGTTATGGTTCTTGAGGACAGTGATGCATTCCTAAAGTCACGTAGCGATGGCAACACAATGATGCATCGTTTCCTTAATGTTGGTGATGGTCTTGTGACAACCAAAGGTAAGAAGATGATCTTCTCTACCAATCTCCCAAGCATCCGTGACATTGATTCTGCATTAGTTCGTCCAGGAAGATGCTTTGACATTGTCACATTTGATGCATTGAGTTATGGTCAAGCAACTGACTTAGCGAAGAAACTAAATGTATCTCTCCCAGAAATCAAAGACACTTATTCTATTGCTGAAGTATTTAATGAACAGCAACATAAGCCAAAAGAAAGAAAGGTAGGTTTTATTTGAAAGTAGCAATTATTACAGACCAGCACTTTGGTGCAAGAAATGATAGTATTGCGTTCTTAGATTTCTTCCAAAAATTCTATGATAACACTTTCTTTACTACACTTGATCAGCAGGGTATTGATACTGTTCTCATTCTTGGTGACACTTTTGATCGTAGGAAATATGTTAATTTCTACGCACTCCAACGAGCCAAAGAAATGTTCTTTAACAAACTTTCTGATCGAGGCATTTCTGTTTATATGCTTGCTGGTAATCATGACACTTACTATAAGAATACTAATGATGTGAACTCACCAGACCTTCTATTAAAAGAATATAAAAACATTAAAGTTATAGACAAACCCACAACGATTGATGTTGGTGGGTTTAACATTTGTATGATGCCATGGATATGTCCAGAAAACTATCAGGCATCATTGGATGAATTAGAAACTACAACTGCCGAAATTTGCATGGGACATTTCGAGATCGCAGGATTCGCCATGTATAGAGGAATGCAATCCAATGAAGGATTATCTAAAGAAACATTTAATAAGTTTGACCTTGTGTTTTCTGGTCATTATCATCATCGTTCAGATGATGGTCATATTTACTATCTCGGCAATCCCTATGAACTTACTTGGCAGGATTACAAAGACACTAGAGGATTCCACCTGTTTGATCTCAACAACAGAGGACTCGAATTCATACCAAATCCAAATACTATGTTTGAAAGAATCGAATACAACGACAAAGAGCAAGAGCCCATCGACCTCGATGCAATCGATCTAAATCAAAAGTTTGTAAAGTTAGTTGTTGTGAATAAAAATGACTTTTATAAATTTGACAAATTTATACAGAAGTTGTATAATAAGGGATGTTATGAAATTAAAATTATTGAAGATCTATCAGAGTTTGAAGATGGCGAGATCGGTGAAGAAATTAACCTTGAAGATACGCTATCTGTACTTGCTAATTACATTGACTCGGTTGAAACGGATGTTGATAAAGAACAAATCAAAACTTTCATGAGGACTCTGTATACTGAAGCAGTTAATGTGGAGGTGGTATAATGCAACTAGAATTAGACTTTGGTCAATGGACACAAATGGAATTATTTGAATGATAGAATTTAAGTCAGTGCAGTGGAAGAATTTTCTTTCAACTGGTAACTCTCCGAATAAAGTATTACTAAACAAATCCCCAACAACTCTTATTATTGGTAAGAATGGTGAAGGTAAGAGCACAATCTTAGATGCATTGTGCTTTTCGTTATTTGGTAAACCATTTCGTAATATTAACAAGGGGCAGTTAGTCAACTCCATCAATGGAAAGAACTGTCTTGTTGAAATAGAACTTTCTATAGGTACAAAAGATTATAAAATAATCCGTGGAATAAAGCCAAACATATTTGAGATTTGGTGTGATGGCGATTTACTTAATCAAGATGCAGCATCTAGAGATTATCAAAAAGTTCTTGAGCAACAAATCCTAAAGTTAAACTACAAAACATTTACACAGGTTGTTATTCTTGGTTCTGCTTCTTTCGTCCCATTTATGCAGTTACCAACAACCCAACGAAGAGAAGTTATTGAAGATATTCTTGACATTCGCATTTTCTCTACAATGAATCAACTCTTGAAAGAAAAGGCACAGGAAACTAAAGATGCCATATTCAAAATTGAAAACGAGATTGCCAGTGCAAAAGATAAGGTTGACTCACAACAAGCGATTATTAAAACAATCACTGAAGCGAAAACAGAAAATATCAACAGCATCTTATCCAAGATTTCTGCAAACTCTACTGAGATTCTATCTGTCGAGAGCGAGATCGAACTTATCATTTCGCAGATCGATACTCTTAACGCAAGCATCAATGATAAGGAAG